GTAATGGTTTTACTTTTCCGCTTCTTAATTCTTCCAATGCGATTTTATTTACTTCATTTGTAAAATAATCCACCTTGTAAGAATCAATAATTTTGTTTTGTGCGCTCATTCTAGCGTAAAATTCTTGTGAATCATCTTCCCAATACCAAACAAAATAAGTATGTAAGATGCAATTTTCATCATCATATACACGCTTGCAACGTCTTTTACTTCCATTCATCAAGAAAATATCTTCGGTTACGTTTAATGCGTCATACTCTGTATTTGAACAATGATGTTTTACTTCTTTATATGTCCAGATAACAGAACCGCCCCAAGTTTTTCCTGTTACAATAGCTCTGTGAGTTCTCAACCACGCTTGCATTTCTTCTTTTGTTTTCCATGCGTGATTTTCTATAAAATACTGATAATCACTATCTGATTTTCTATGAGACAGATAATATTTGTCATGTGTTTTTGTAGAAAACATTTCTTTATTGTCATTACATTCCCACAAATTAACAGTTGCGGTAAAATAAACTCCACCATTTGCACATGCTCCATTATGTCCGAATGTCCAAAAAGTATTAGTTGTCTTTCCAATGTATGTAAATCCATCCATTTCATGGTGATTAAATGATCCACCGGAAGTACTATGGCAAAATTCGCCTTCATAAATATTTGTATACATGCTACCGTGTTCACAAATTTCCGCATCGTCATTAATTTTGGTTATCATTGCGTGTGAGAAATATTCCCCGTATTCATTTGTATATTGCACTACGTCCCCAACCTGGACACGTTCTTTTGATCGTGAATTTTCGATCACATCAATGATTTTATTAACTTTCATCACATCTGATTCTGTGATGCCGTGTTTATAGTCAAAATGATAATTTTCTTTCTTTAATGTTTCCACTGTATATCTTGCCATAATTTCCACCTGTTTAACCTTTCTTAAATTCTTGTTGTAACTAAATATGTTTCATTGTTAATTGTTACAGCTTGCCATCCATCATTGACTGATAAATCAGTCCATACTTGTGAAAAGTCAATATAATCAATCATATCTTCTGGAATTGGTTCTTTAAAAAGGTTATTATAACCTTCTTCATGTAAAACCAGACCATATAACTCTTCATAGTCAATTCCGCTCATCCATGTGCTAGAAACCGCATCAACGTCAATAACAATGTATGAACCTGTTTCCAGTCTTTCCAATGCTTCTTCTTTAGTATCTGATACTCTACAAATGAGTTTGACTGTTACATCATCAATTCCACTTTCATTGAAATTTTTCAACAGGTTGTTCAACTCAAAAATATCATCGTATTCAGAAATAAAGAATGGCGCGTCACTGTCTAAAATGATCCATTCTTCATCTTTTCCAACGATATCATTGAAAATTGTATGCAACTTTTCAGATTCCATGGGAAGCTGTACCCACTTCCCATTTTCATTTCCTTCTGTATACTTTCTTAAATTTGATAAGTAAATCTTTACTTTCATCATGATCTCATTTCCTCCTGTTTTCTATTACATATATGCAAAATCACCTTGCACACCTGTCACAATAACCATTTTCCCATCATAACGGCGATAAACCACGCCACAACCACGGCTATTTGACCATACACGCCAACCTTTATTAGTAACAGGTTGTTGATTCTTATAGTCATAAAATGCAAAGTGTGGATTGATTCCATCTTTTTCCTGTTGTAATGCGTTGTTGATAATTTCTGATTCTGTAGCAGTAAGAATCTTTCCATCTTTTTCACCGATTAAATACAGTTTTTCGTTTGCCATGTTTTCACCTCCATATCAGAGCGTTGATTGTTTCAACGTTCTTCAAAAGCTGTTTACGTGTTTCCTCATAATCTCTTGACATTGCTTTAATCTCTGCAATGTCTTTCTTGATGTGATCCGTGTATGGATTCGTGCGACTGAATAACTTTTTGAGCATTGTTGCATCTTCCTTTCTTATTCTCTATTTATAAGCATTACAAAAGGCACAACGCTTGTTTTGTTGTGCCATCTCTAAAACTTATAAGGCTCTTTTTACTTTTGTCATATCAAGAACGCCTGTTTCACAAAAGCCTATGAAAGCTTTTACAAGGTCATTCTCTAAAAAATCAGTGGTATAAAGCATTGTAATAACGCCTTGAGCGACTGATTTATGTAATTTATCATTGGTTACATGGAAGTCTCTTAAAACTTCTTTAATTGCCTTTTCTGCCTGTCTTGCGTTCATGTGTTTACCTCCTTAAAACATGGATTTCATTTTGTGTAATACTTTAAAACGTTGATGGTATCTTCAAGGTCGCACATCTTACAACCTTTAACATTTTCAATCTGCTCTTGAATATCAACAGGAAAAGCAAGGCTCTCAAACGTTTCTTTGCATTCCTGGAATATCTGATTTTGAATTGTTTCGGGCAACTCACATACATAGGTATGAGCTGTTATCTTTGTTTTTGTCATTGTTATACCTCCTGTTATATATTGTTTATTCTCTTTTTGTTCTCATTTTTGCAAGCCATTATAATTCAACATTAGAAATTATTTATACTTGACTACTACTCACCGCCACGGGTCTTACGCTTTTGCCCGTCTTTCAAATAACTTTGCTTGTTGATAATGCCTTGCAACCTAAGTAAAACAAAAAAGTAAATGCTTTATGATATAGAATCAACCACATTTACAAGAATTAACTATTTCGGCAGTCATCCGCTTTTAACGATTGTATGTTATCGGAAAGTTTTATGTATCATTGATAGATGTTACCTTTCAAACTATTTCAGTCTAAACAAAATCTTAGGTCTTTGTTTTGCATCTTTCCCCGTTTTTTGATCAGATACGGACAACTGAACTTTTTGTTATTGTTACCCTGTTCACATGGGCTTTTGGTTAGACTTTTTATTTACTTGCTATCTTGTCAGTATCGCAACCCTTGCAAGAAACTTTATAGCAGTTTATACTTTGTTGCTCTGTATTTTACAAGACTTCTCTTGTCTGGATTTAGTTTATGTATTACCAGAATCAAAAATCTGTTTTTTTTTGAAAAGAAATAGATAAAACTTTTTGTTGCAATTGCTTTTTAAGATTTTAAAAATCTTTTGAGATATCCGATTAAAGCTAACCAGATGTCGTTAGACTTGAGGTATCTACTTTTTCAAACTCGACGCGCCCTCACGGGATACTACACGGCTCATAGCTATTAACTAGAGATCTCACGAATTATTTCGCTTTACCTCACAAGCGGTAACGACTCCGCTTGTCACAATATGAAGTTTTATGTATCAACTTGTTTCCCTCTGTTGATGGTATTACTATAACATAGGGTACCCTATTAGTCAATAGGTTACCCTATGATTTTTTATGTTTGTGAATTGTGTATAATTTACATATTTGTATAGGGTACCCTATTAGTATAATATATACAAATGACCATAGAAAAGTTGACAAGATAAAGCTATAATGTTAATATGTAATACTACTCTTACACCAAAAATGAAAAGAGAATTATTACATATAATAAATAAAGGAAGGTGTAAGAATTATGGCATATAGCCCAAAATCACAAAAAGATTATAATGATAGATGTACAGTTGTAAAACTTAAATATACACCAGAAGAAACGGAAGAATGTGCAAGAATGAAACGGTATGCAAAAGATAATAACATACCAATGAGCGTATATATCAAGAAGCTAATACAGGATGATCTTGACAGAAAAGGTTATAAATAAATATATGATAGACGATAAAATAACAAAAGAGCACATAGAACATTTAAGAGACATAAACTATTATGATGCTTTAAAGTTGTTTGATAATGGAAATATACGTTATTTATATGATGATTTATTTATAGAGTATATACGCCACATAATAAAGAAATGCTTGTTTATAACTGATACTGATAACATGACAGATATAATATATAAATGTTTTGTTGTATCTGGTAACGTGTCAAGATGTCTTAATATGCTTAGATATAATAATATACAGTATAATCAAAAGTTATCAAATGGAAGATATAGAGTTAATAAGGAAGACGTATATAACGCTTTGAATAATGGTAGATGTGCAGATATTGAAATAGATTTTATAGCACATTTATTATGGTATGGAAGAAACTACAATGAATTAGATAGTTATATAGATACTATGTTGTCAAAGATAAAACAGTTGTATTAACCGCATATAATAGGAAGTAACCCTTTATCAATCATTGTGATCTGCATAACCTGTTATCATGCGTAAAATGTACAGATAGCCTTGTAAGCGTGTAGAATGCGTTTTAAGCGGTTTTGATGCTTATATGATAATTATATCGGATAGTGTGCCTAAAGTCGTTTATATAGCGTTTTACAAGGTTGTTTTTAAGATAGGATGTACAGAAAAGGCTACATCTGGACTGTTTAAAACGTGCAGCATGATGATATTTTTGTATCATTTTAATACATTTTTGAGTGTATTTTTACGTCAATTTGCGTCAAAATGTGCGTTATTTTATGCAAGAATATTGTATATTTATACATTATTTGTAATGTGTTTTTATGCAAAAATTTGTATAGAATAGCGTTGCTTTTGTGTGTTGGAATGGGTGAAATATTGCGGTAAAGTGTGAGTATTTTTGTCTGATTTATGATTGAAACGTGATGTATTTTTATCTTGTTTAGAGTATAATTTTATCTGTTTTTATGTGGTTTTTATGTACTGTTTTAAGTTTTGATCGTGTGATATTTTAATCCCTGGACAGTGTTAGGATACTGTATTTACAATGGTTTTATAGGATGCAGATTGTATAATATGGTGTGGTTAGTGTGGTTATATTGTGCGTTGTATTATGTGGTATTATGTTAGAGTGAGTGTGTATTGTAGTATATTGTATGGTATGTTAGAGGTATTATAATAGTAGTATTATGTGATAGGATGTAGATATATAGTGTGATATAGATATATGTATATTGTAAGTTATATGTATGGTTATGTATGATATATAATGTATATTATATTGTATATTATTGTGGGTTTATGTATAGGTTATTTGATGTTATCGTGTGAGTGTATTGTGTTATGTTTATATAATTTTATATTGTGTTTGGGGATGTGATCTTGTCTTCTGTTGTGCGTCCAGATTGTTTTATTATGTCCAGATTTTTGTATTATTAAAGTGTGTTACAATTTTTGTGTTACATTTGTGTATTATTTTGTAGTGGTGTGCTATCCCATTTTTACCGTTGTTTTTGATGTCAAAGTGGAGCGTATTATTCTGATTTGTTACATTTTTGTGGTGTAAGTGGTGATATAAGTTTGTGTTATGGTTTTGTGTTACAATCTTGTAATCAAATTTTTTGTTGGAAATCCAACATAACGAACAGAATTGACCGATAGTCATTTATTCACGTTTTTTCACTCATTTTCTCTTGTTTTCTCTTATTTTCTTACTTTTTCTTTTTTCGAGTATACTATAATAGTATTTATAATTGTCTATACAATTAAAATCTCCCGTCCATGATCTGCTGTTCAGATACCGATAAAATTTTAGTTTCATCATGCTAACTTTTATATCCTATACCGCCCCATGCTTTTGCCCCTGTCAAAAAAGTCAAATAATAACAAAACTTGACTTTTTACACTTCCCACAAAAGTGCAAAAGTTAGTTTTATTCAACAATAGCAAGGCTTTTCGGGAATTGCATATTACACTATTTTAATCCGATTTTATGATTCTGTTTTATAATGTATACCAGTAGGACGGGGATAGTTTACATTTGTAATTTTAATATGATATTGTCATATCCACTGATGAGTTCGACTCACACTACTTGTCCAAAAATCAAAACTGGTAATCCATCACCCCACACTCACCACCAGTAGAAAAATTTCTCATCATCATACCACCTCATAAATTACACCAAATCTACACACAATTCACTAAAATATTTAAAATGAGTTCGAGACAGAGTTCGACCGCACCCTTACATATCAACATAAAATAAATTTTCTGACAATTCTAAATCACCAATTTTTACCCAAATTTACCTACTCCAAATCACAATATCCCTTGCAAAATCTAACAATTTACGAAGTCCTCTCGAAGGGATACCTAATTATATATCTCAAGATCATAAACTTAATTTAATTTTATCATCCTGCAATAACCCAAATTCCCTTACCGCATCTACCTAAAACGCAGCAATCATTTCCTATTAAAAGTACACATCACTCTCCCATATCAATCAAAATTATCACCAAAAACACCTATCTCGAAGTCCACAATCTCACATCATCAGGAAATACCGTTCTAAATTGTGTCAAATTTCCACACAATTCTAATCACAAAAATTCACTCAAAAATACATCATAAAAACTTGAAATGCCAAAATGACACTTCAAGATACAATCATTTCAATTTCATATTAATCTCATATCATCTACAACTCTAAAATCAATTTTATTCTCACTATTCTAATGTACAACTTAAAGTAAACACTACAATTACTCTCGCCTTAACAATTTAACATCTGTACATTATAATTTTCAAATTAAATCTACATCATATAATCTACAACAAATATAGCAGAATCTCAAACAGAGAATCTTAGATAGAAAGATAAGAGGTGGGGAGTACTTTTACATCTATAGAAAACCACTACTCTCATATTCCACCTATCCCAAAATTTTCACCAGCAAATAGATCCTCTTTATCTTGAATGGAGAATCTATAACCAGAAACATGCAAACCAAATATTTCAATCCGTAAAGAGAGAAATAAATATTATTAAAAATAAAAAGGAGATTTTGTAAATGATTACACAAGAAACTAAAACTTTTATTCAAGTTGAAACAGAATATTACTTTCATGAAAACGGATTATATATTGATCCAATGTTACTGGTATATCCATTAGTAACAGAAAACTATTCTTATCATCACTATAAGCAAGAATTAGACAACCATATTAAACATCTTATACGATATTTAATTTTAATTGATATTTTAAGCCAAGTAAAATACTACTAAGGAGATTACGCAAATGACATACCCAGAAATTAACACATTAACATCACCATTATACTGTTTACCGATTAACAAACCAATCATCTCATATTCCACTTACATAAGAAATAAACATAAAGATTTAGATTGTAATTATTGGAGAGTACATACATCTGATGGATATATTGAATTTGATTCACAACATTTCTATGGAATATTCAATCATCATAAAAGTAATAGCATTCTTTCATCGGCAATATTATCAAAAATCACAGATATAACAAATAAATATCTTTCCGATAAGAAAATCTATATACCAGGAATAACACCAAAATCATATTATCATCTCTCAAGAGGTTATGGTAAATCAATCAGAGAATTGCGTTATTTCATGAAACTAATATCAGATTCAGAAAAGAGTCAATTTTCATATAATCCATATTCACCAGAATATACAGTACAAAATTATAAATCTGATATGGAGAATTTATATAAAAAGATGATATCTGAAAAGATACTTAACTCATATGAAACACAAAATAACTCTACAAAACAGAGAAGTAATAACAAAGAAGAAATGAGCTGCTTAAAAATTATTGCCGATAAAAACAATACAAATAAGAAATTTCACAAATAAAGGAGATCAACCATTATGAGAAAATCAAAAGACGACAAAAACAACACAACTACTACTATTACACCATCAGCATCTGATAAGACACCAATTGAGATTGCATTACAGATTGATAAAGACGGAATGACAACGGCAAGTAAGTTATATTCATTTCTTGAATTAGATATTACTCATTTTTCAAGATGGTGTCGTAAAAATATTGTAAATAATAAATTTGCTACTGAAAATGAAGATTATGTAATTTTAGCCATTAATGGCGATAATTCATCTAAAGGTAGACCAAAAACAGATTATAAACTTACATCTGAATTTGCAAAGAAACTTTCAATGACAGGTAACACCGAAAAACATGAGCAAGCAAGAGATTATTTTATTGCTTGTGAGCAAGGATTTAAAATTGCTACTGTTAAACTACAAGCAAGAAATGATGATATTCAAGCTTTAGCACAAAATGTAAATAATCTTGTACAAAAGATTGATAGTAAATTTGATTCATTAGAAACAAGAGTATCTACATTAGAAAACAACACTACTACTCTAAAATCATTACCAAAGAAACAGCGATTTACATACTGGTCATCAAAAATGTTTCCTAAATATCAAGCATTAGCAGAATATTTTGAAATTCAACTGAAAGATCTCTATAAGAATCTATATAGAGAATTTCAGAATATGTATCCTGATATTGAGCTAAACCAGATTGTAGATGATTATTGCTATGAGAATAAATTAGAAACTTGTTACACCTTAGACGCAATAGAGCATGATAAAACCGTAAGAGTATTATTTGAACAGTTAGTAGATACTCTTTTGGAGAAATATGATTTAGTACTTCATAAAGAGAAACTTGTAATGTCAACAATTTTTGACACAAAATAATTATCCTTTGTGAGAATAAATAAAAAATACACCAAAAATCAATTTGAAGGGAGAAACACATAAATGTCCACTAAGACCATTACAATTGAAAATCACAGTCCAAAATATAATAGATTACTGAAAAACTTAGTAAATCAATCAACTGATACTATCCTGGAATGGAAAACGTATTTCAAAAAATGTAAAGTAAATCCAAAATGTAACACTGACTATTTCATAATGGCTATTCAAGTGTGTGAAGATATTCTAAAAGAAAGAAGAGAGAAATAATACATATGACCGATTTAGAAAAGAAATTAAACAAGATTTACAATTACGCTGATTTAATTCATTCAGAGAATCTATTAATATTATCAATTATTGGCTCTCTGTTAAGAGAGTCTGATAAACCAGAGATTGAAAAATGTATTAAGACTTATATTCAGCAAAGAGAGAATATACGAAAAGGGATATACGAAGATGATGTTGAGATTACACAATAATACAAGCAAGATGTGGTTTTTTTAAAATATATTTTATTTATGAATGTAATGAATAAATAAAATATATTTGTCTGTCTTATTAAAAAGTAGTATATCTTCTTTCTGTTCAGTTTATGGGAACTGGGTATTGTCAGATGAACACTCATTTGAGGTTTTCATAGGACTCAGCGCACATAAACTGAACGCTCGTAAAATGAATATGGGGTGAGAATCATTAATAAAAACACAAATAATTATAAAGTGTATATACATACTAACATATTAAATGATAAGAAATATATTGGTATAACAAAAACATCAGAAAGAGAAAGATGGAATAACGGAAATGGTTATCATAAAAATCAAAAATTCTATAAAGATATTCAAAAATATGGTTGGGATGATGGATTCACTCATGAGATCATACAAGACAATTTATCATATAGTGAAGCAAGGCGTTTGGAGAAGTATTATATATCAAAATATAATTCTGTTTCAAATGGATATAACAATGCAAATTTTAATTTAAGTGGATCTTTACAATTTGATTTTGATAATTTCATTCCAATAGATAATCCTGATGGAGAAATAAATAATAACAAGGAATATTTTACAAGAGTACCAAATGAATTTATACAAATTGACATTAGAAAGAAATATAATCTTCACAGAATATTTTATGTTGTATATATTCTTATTGATAAACATAGAAGTTACGAGGATAAATCATACATTGTAATTTCAGAAATATTTGATTTATGTGGTTATAAACTTGGTAAAAACAAACCAAAGGTATTTTATGAAATTATAAAATGTTTACTATTCTTAAATGAAAGTAACATGATTAGAATTACATCTAATTTTGATATTTACGCTGTTGGATATACTGATTGTATTCAAATGGATATTATATATTCTAATTTTGACGCAACAGATAAATTCTCAAAAATTACATCTTCACAACTTGACTTTATAATGATGAGTGAATCAAGTATTAATAAAGAGAATATATTAATGGCATTCCTTTATATCAATTCTTATATTTTTATTCGTCCAAAGAATAAAAATAATGAAGAAATAATAAGTGATCCGAAATCTAAACCAGAAGCATTTTTTCGCAGCATGGAAAGTATGGCAAAAGAATTGGCAATTTCAAAAGATACATTAAATCAATGTATTCAATGTTTAACTTCTTCTAGTGAAAACCAAAAACCTCTTTTGATAAAAAGAGAAGTAGGTAGTATACAACCAGATCCTAAAAAGCCACCACAAAATGTTCCAAATATCTATGTACTTAATAAAGAAGGATATGAACAAGAAATTGAATGGGCTATTTTAAAGATGCTAGAAGTATATAATGTAGATTCATTTGGAGAATTAACAGGTAAGGATGTGAAATAAATTTGACGGATAGAAAGGACGTTGATGATACACATGATTGAATAAATAAAAAAGAGAATATACATATATAACTATTAACCAGTATCACAAAAAGGAGTGATGCAATTATGAATTTTAAATCAAAGGAGAACATTAAATATGACAGAAACAGAAAACAGAAAAAACCATGAATACAGCTATAACAAAAGCTATAACAAATATTATACTATGCCAAGCAGAGAAGAATTACATAGAGGATATAGTGGTTGGTTAAACAATGCGGATTTCATTATGTCAAGAGGAAATAATCAAAAACAATCCAGAATTGCAGAAAAAATTGCATCCGATTGGCGATTCGATGAACAATGCCATAAAAATATTCTTAGTAAAGAAAGAGAGAAAAACAATGACTGAAAGAAATTTTGATAACAATAATGAAAATTGTATTGAGTTTTTATCTGGTGAACGATATGCCGTTGCAACTTTTACAAACAGGAAACATATCACTCGTTTGAAGAAAATTTATGCTGAAAGAAAAGATGAGATTAAATACTTTAGAGAAAATAAAGATGGTAGTATTTGTGTGAAATTTCCTCTTAAATGGGTAAAGATAAATCCTGGCTCTATACCTGATCCAAATAAACCCAAAAAAGTATTAACAGAAGAACAAAAGGAAAAATTGATACAGAATTTGCAAAAATATCGTGAGTCTAAAAAGAAATAGTATATACCACTACTCTCTTATGTTCAGTTTATCGTAAAATTATAAAGAAATGATAGTCAAATTTCAATTCTACGGTATCTATAGTTAAAGTTGTTCCACCTACAACTTAAAATCGAAATTTACCCAAAATTTATCAATATATATTGAGAATAATTAAATAAGGAAAATATGATGAGAAAAATTGATTACAAATATTTCTCAAAAGCCAAGCAGATTGCACAAGTGTCTGATTTTCCAAAGGTACATATTGGATGTATCGCTGTTTATCAGAATCGCATTATCGGAATTGGTTGTAATACAAATAAAACCCACCCAACCCAGAAGTATTATAACCGATATAGAATAGATGACAACGATTTTGATAATTCTGAATCACTTCTACCAAAACTCCACGCAGAAATTAATTGCATAAATCAACTGAAACATTTGAATATTAATTTTTCAAAGGTGAAGTTATACATATACCGCACTAGGAAAGATATTGTGTGTGGAATGGCTAGACCTTGTGCAAGCTGTATGCAAGCAATAAAGGATTTAGGGATTAGAGAAATATATTATACAACAAATGATGGTTATTCATATGAAAAGTTAGAGAAAGGATGTGCTGTTTAATGGTGTGCACAGGTTGCCACATGAGCTATTGCCCGTCAACGTGTCCTAACTATATTCCTGAGAATGTAACTCACTACTGCTCTATTTGCGGTAATGGAATTTATAATGGAGAAGAATTTATAAGGAATGATGATGGTGATTATGCTCATTGGGAATGTTTTGATGGAAAGAACGACTTAGCTGAATGGTTAAATTACGAGATTGGAATTATGGAGGAAAGATAAATGATTGATTTAACAACAGGTGTATATATCCCAAGTGTGGACGCAAAAGATATTTATCTTTCCGCACATTATTATGATTACGAAAATCACGACTACGATTTAAAACTTAAAGATGGTAATTATAATTTAAGAAAATTTGTTAATACTCTTGATTACAGTTTGGACTTAATTGAGTTACTAGATATTTATCATAAAAAATATCGCAAAAATGATTTTTTATTTACTGTAAAAAAACACAAGTATACTACAAACGTTATTAATCTTACATTCAAATACTCTGTAAAAGAATGGAATCAGATGAACAAGAATACATTTGTAAAGTTTGGTTATAATTATAGAGATTTGACGTTTAATGATTGTATCGCCAAAAATAAAGCAGGTGAAATTGTTGGTATTCAAATAAATTCAAAAGTAAAAAATAAATTAGAAATACCATCTCCTTTTGTTGTGAAAAAAGTTGAAATCAAAGACAAGAAAGATAAATCAATTGTAAAAGAAGTTCAAGTACATTATCAGAAAAAAGGTGAACCTAAAACTTTAAAAACAAATGCTCAATTACGAAGAGAATTATATAAAAATGGTTTTACCTGCAATGGGGTTAAATATTGCAGGATGAAACGGTCAACTGGATCAGCTAGAGTTGGAAAATGTCTTTTTATTAATGAACCATTATTCAAACCATTACTAAATTTTAGTTCTGGGGCAATTCGTTTAAATCCTGGTGATGAAGTAGACCTTGCTGCGTATGAAGGATATATTGCTCTTCCGTCAAGTAGTATTATTGATACCTTACCAATTAAACCAGAGAATATTTTATTAATTGATGATTATGATAGTGTATTCAATGAAGATGTAATTGAAACTCATGACGAAAATAATTGGCTAAAAACAACTGAAAAGAATTGTACTATTACAAATACGATATGGGATGGACAATCATTGATGGATATATCTTTGTTTGGTGATTATTCAGAATATGGAATGGTTCTCCTTAGAAATCTGATGTTTAAGTCATGTTGTTTTAATTGTAATATTCAGCAATGGTTTAAGGATAATAATATCACAGATATATCGCAATTAAATGGGAAAACAAGAGCTACTAAAATCGAAGATGTAAAATTAATCACTACACCAAATAGTATTAAATATTTAAAATTTAGTACATGGGACGAATGGTTGAATAATTTGTATCCTAATTTTGGAGTTGTAAAGCATGATAAGAAGACTCATTTTTTTGAAGGTAGACTTGTTCAAACTCATTATCAGCTTTTGAATACATTACAAATGTCAAAAGATGAAGTTAATGAATTTTTATCAGAAGCTTTAGACTTTGCGCAATTATTACGCAACAATCCAGAGGTTGTACGATATTATATTAAATATCCTGATATTGATGAGTTAGATCCATTATCACAACCTATGAATAGTAAAAACGATGTCGTATATAATTTGATGAGTGTTAATGATAATTTCACCAAAACAAAATATTATAAAGATTTTTTAATTGATTTACTCAGATCATATTATAAGAATCTAAAAAATGGACATGTTTATGTAAATGGAAATTATTCTACTTTGCTAGGAAATCCAATTGAAATGTTACAACAATCAATTGGTAAATTCGATGGTAAAAGTCAAATTGGAATTGGTAATATACATAGTATACGATTTGATTATAATAAAACATTATTGGCAAGTCGTAGCCCTCATGTAACGATTGGTAATATTTGGCTTCCGTATAATACGGAGAATAAACTAATAGATTGCTATTTTAATCTCACACCTGAGATTATATGTCTTAATTCAATTGGAGAAAATGTTTTACAAAGATTATCAGGCGCAGATTTTGATAGTGATACCGTATTACTAACGGACAATGAAATACTAATTCGTGCAGCAAAAAGAAATTATCATTTGTTTAAGACTCCTACTTCTTTTGTATCAGCTCGAAAAGTCAAAAGATATTATACTCCTGAACAACAAGCAGATCTTGATATTAAAACATCTGTAAATAAGATTGGAGAAATTATTAATCTGTCACAAGAATTAAACTCTTTATTATGGGATAGAATGTATTATGGAGAAACTTATGACGACATCAAAGAACTATATTACGATATTTGTCAATTAGATGTAATGTCTGGTATTGAAATTGATAAGGCAAAAAAAGAATTTGATGTTAATAATGTTAAAGAGCTTGATAAATTAAGGCAAAAATACGCACACATTCTTGAACATGTCGAAAAAGACGAAGAAGGAAATGATATTAAAAAGAAGATAGTACCACATTTCTTCTCTCATATATCAAAACAAAAAGGATTTTATAATCCAGAAAAAAAATATTATTGTAAATATCATACAACTATGGATTATTTGCAAACAATAGTAAATGGATTCAGAATCAAAAATCCATACAAAAAAGATTGGTCACCTTTTACCATATTGTTAGATAACAAAAAATATTACAGCTATAATGTAAATCAAAATCAAATTGATAAAATTTATATTATGCTAAAAAAATACATTAATGATAGAAAGTTAATATATTCATCAGATTCAGATTCAAAAGAAGACAAAAACGAAAGATCAAACAAATTAAAAGCTGATTTAATTTCAGAAATTGAATCTGAAACCATAGGTTATTCTACAATGTACAGATTGTTATCTTCAATTGAAGATAAAGAAAATGCACAAATTAAGAATTTATTGTTAGAAATTTTATTTTTATGCGGAAATAAAAGTTTTAATAAAACAATTCTACAATCTTCTAATGAAATAAAACAGCTAGAAATTGACGGAAATGATATAAAAATTTTTAATATTGGTTTTAAAATTACAAAAAAACGGGTTAATTCATGCAAAAATGAGTGATTTCGACCTAGAAACTAGGTCGAAATTTAAGTTACTATGGAGAGGGTAGTTTTCAATTTATTATTCTAACGATTACTACCTTACTCCATCTTGTAAGGTTTATTTATCCAACTAACGTACAGGAGGTATTTAATATAGTACAAGAAAATAATTATACATATATTTCTCAAAAAGAAATTGCACAAGAAATTGAAGAAAGATCAGATTGTTCTGCTAATGATGCATTCAAGGTATTGAATGTATTAAGTGATGTGGTAAAGGAAAAATTTAGTGATATTGATAATGTTGAAATAAAAATATTTCCAGGACTAAAAGTAACTTCTAAGCATATACCATCAGAACAATTTGATTCACATTTAAAAGATGTAAATATATCGTCAGATTATATTTTAAAATTATCAGCATATTTCACTCGTGATTTTAAAAATAAAATAAAAGAATATAACAATTAAAAAGGAGAATCAGTACATGATTTTAAAAGAAGCTTACCGCTATCAGAACTTTCTTACAAACCTTATTAGCAATGCACAGACATATCTTGGAAATGGATCATTTGTCATGACAACAACTCAAAAGCATATGAAAAGCAAAGCTAATCCAGAAGCATCTGATGATGATTTGAAAGTTCCAAAATCTTATAATGTAGATTTCACACCAATTCAATTAGTTGATTTCCTAATGGATGCAATTCAAGAAAAGCAAAAGTTGTCTGACGCTATCGCAGAAGCTAAGAAAAATACTGAGATTGATTTGGATTCTTCTTATGCTATGAATAAAACAAAACAGAGTCTTGCTAAAGTTTTCAAGACAATGGCTGGTAGAAAAGCTACTGAGACTGAAAAACAAGGTCGAGATTATAAATTTAATGTTAATCAAGAGCAAGTTGCTTATACATACACTATCAAAGAAGTTACCAGCCTTGATTATGATAGAAATGTAGTCAAAGCACTTGCAAAGAAGTTGGCAAAAGAAACCGATGAAGTTTCAACTAAACTTGATCAGCTTGAACTTACTACTCTTGTTGACCATGAGCCTAAGTATGATATGAACGACACACTAGAGGATATTGTGGTGAAATAATTTCACCACTACTCTTCTACTCTTCTATTCGGATATTCACAAGAGACTAAGATTGATTTATGATGGTCAATCGGTTCAGATGCAGATGAACTGTGATGCTGCGAGGTAGGATGATAATACCAAAATTGTCATACTAAATATAAATTATGATATGTTTCATTACATATAATTATAGATATTAACAGAAAAAGGTAAGTATGTTTGATACTTAAAATTCTCAAAATGAGCGCATTAATCATCATTACGTTACGAGAATGCGAAAATACAAGGTTTCATTATTTCGGTATTTCAACAATTTGTCAATTCGATAAAACAATATACGTTTCGTTAATATTAATTCTTAAAAGAAGATATTGGGCGAAAAGCTTAAACATATAAAGGAATGAATTATTCAAATTTGATCGAAACATTTGTGTTTCAGATGAAAATTAAAAGATTTTGTGCAATTTTTGTACAGATTTTTAGCAAATTGGTTGAGATTATGAAGAAATCTTAGTTTCTTCTGAGTATTCGAATGGATGTTAGTTTTACTACGGTATATTTTGATGCCGAAGAGTGAGAACTTAGTTACTCACTAAAATCTATGTTTTAAAAAAAATAGATACAAAACTTATGAATATCCAAATAGAAATACAGTTATAATTAATTTTGCGATTAATTGGTATAGTAATCGGCGGTTGCACTGTTGTTTCGCCTTTCTTTTAACGGTGCGATCGTTGATTTTCTGTTTATAAAAAATAACGCAGAGTGGAGCAGTCTGGAAGCTCGTCTGGCTCATACCCAGAAGGTCATAGGTTCAAATCCTATCTCTGCTATTACTCTCCTACTTGGAGAAATAAATGCAAAGGACGTGAATTGTTATAAAAGCAATTAGTAAAAAAGAAATGGAATACCTTATGAAGAAAGGATTTAAGTTCCATGAAGACATTTTTAAGACATATAGTGGTAAGAATAAATACTACTATAGAGAATGTAATGCTATTAATAAGGCATTAGATGATTACCATAATGGATTAAATGTTGTGGAATATAAATGACAGAAAAACAAGACAAAATATATAGGAAAGGTGGTAAGTTACCATCGGAAAGAAAAAGAAAAACAGTGTTAAAATATCATTTGTAGACTCACCATCATCAGAAGATGTTACAGGGAGTCTTATTTATATTTCAACACAGAATCATAGAATTTTAGTTGATTGTGGCTTACATCAGACAAATGACAAGTATAAAGATTTTTTGGTAAACAATCGTAAATATAAAGAATTTAAACCAAAGGACATTGATTTTGTATTTATCACTCACAATCATGGAGATCACTGCTTGTTATTACCGAAATTATATAAAGAAGGATGTAGAGCTGCCACTATTGTTTCAGAAGGATCAAAGCAAGTTTTGAAAGATATGGCAATTGATTCTGCTTTAATTAGTGAAAGAGACATATTGGTTATCAATTCTCAGAATAATAAGAATTATTCTCCACTTTATTCTATAGAAGATGTAAATAAAATGTTGGAATACACATTGGAAAAACCAGTAAATGAAAAAATTATTATTGATGATGAATTAGCTTTTGAGTTAATTCCAAGTGGTCATCTTCTTGGAAGTTGTCAAGTGAAATTATATTTTACTGTTGATGGATTGACAAAAACCTGTTTAGTCACAGGAGATTTAGGAAATAAGATAATTCATAATAGATTTGTTGGTGAATATCAACAAGTAGATTATGCTGATGTTGTTATTGGAGAATCAACATACGGAGATAGACCAGATTTAAAAACTGGACTTAAAGAACGAAAAAATGATTTAGAAAAATTTAAAGCAATTATAGAAACACAAGTTCATGAAATGAAAGGACGGGTTGTTATCCCAAGTTTTGCGCAATCAAGACTTCAACAACTTGTGCTGATGATTTATGAAATGTATAAAGATTCTCAATGGAAACCAAAAGTATATATAGATTCACCATTGTCTATTAAAATTTTTGATGATTATGACGAATGCTTGACTGGTGAAGATAAAAAACTTTTTGATGAAATGATTCAAGATAAGATGTTTACTTTTGTAAAAGAATCCGAAGACAGTAAATCACTTGTACAAAGTAATAAACCTTGTGTAATTTTATCGACCAGTGGAATGTGCATGGTCGGCAGGATCAGGCATCATTTAAAAAAATGTATTCCAAATCCTAATGCTACGATGCTCTTTGTGGGATTCAGTACAGATGGAAGCCTTGCTTCACTTTTAAAGGATAATAAACGAAAATCTGTTACCATTGACCAAAAAGAATATCCTTGTAGATGTGCTTCTTATTCATTAAAATCAATGAGTGGACACGCACCATTCTGGCAACTGATAGATGACTATACAAAAATTAATAGTCAAAAGATTGTCTTACATCATGGTTCCAAACAAGCAAAAGAAACTTTAAAAATTGCTCTTGAAAAAGAATTGGAGAAACAATGTAAGTCAACAAGAGTTGTAATTGCTAACTCAAGTTTGAAATTTACATTATAATAAAATATAAAATAGAAAGAGGGTTATTATTATAGAAGTTTTAGATATTGCTTTACCTCAAAATTTAGAAAATATGTCATTACCATCACCAGAACTGGTGAATTATTATAGATTAGCTGAAAATAGAATTTTTTATATTGATTATGAAATTGATGAATCAGTATTAGAAGTTCAAAAAGCAATCATTTATTATAATATTATTGATAAAGATATTCCTGTTTCTGAGAGAAAACCAATTATTATCTTATTAGATACCCCTGGTGGATTACTTGTGGAAACATTTTCATTGGCTCAAACAATGGTTATGTCAAAAACAAAAGTGATTACGGTAAATATTGGTACTGCTTATTCTGGCGGTGCATTACTTTTACTTGCAGGACACGAAAAATATACTCTAAAATATTCAAAAGCTATGATTCATTCTGGAAGTACATCTGGTGGAGGCGGCACATTTGAACAAAATGAGGCGGCACAAAAGATTTATAAACAACAGATTGATGATATGGCAGAGTTTATCTTAGAAAGATCAACTATTGATCCTAAAGTTTTTAAGAGAAATAAAGCAAAAGATTGGTATTTTAGTTCAGAAGAACAAGTAAAATATGGACTTGCAGATAAAATTATTACAAGTTTAGACGAAATTATCTAAGGAGAATTATCACTACTCTTCTATTTTTATGCAAATATATAGATTCAAGGAGAAGAAAATATGATCAAGATCAACGAAACACCAGAAAAATTGAATCCACGCAAGAGAAATACCCAGCTTAAAAATATTTCATTACATGACCTAAATATTATTGATACAGATACAGGTGAAAACATTACTCAAGAAGTCATTGATGCCTTACCAGAAGGAACAGAAACAATTGACTTCAATATTAGTGTAAAACTTCCAGAAGAAGAATAAGTTGGGCGGTGGATGATATAAATAAAGTTGAGTTTTTAGAGCAACAGCTAGATTTATTAAAACGTAAACAGAAAGATTCAAACATTGAATGGCAAGATATCGCTGATTTCAGATCAGATTACAATGGGGAATCTGAACATAGAGATACTATCCGTAAAGGAAGTAAACTTTTGTATGAATACTTAGATGCAGGATGGGTACATGAACCAACATCAATGAGTATTTCTGAATCCGATGAAATTATTAGATTAAAGAAAGAACGTCAGAAATTGTCTGACGCAAGAGTTGAATATAATCGTCAAATTAGACAGGAAGCTCGTAAGGAGTCTTATTCTGAAATGGTTAAAAGAATTATTTGTGAGAATGTAGAGCCAACTGATTTAAAAGTACAATATCATACTTTTAATAGTAATACTGATTTACTGGTACACCTCACTGATATTCACACAGGGATTGAGATTAATACTTGGAATAATACATTTAATCAAGATATTCTAAAAGAACGAATTGAAAAATTCACTTCTGAAATTCTTAAAATTAGAGATTTACATAAATCTGAAAATTGTTATCTAGTCATCGGTGAAATTCTGTCAGGCATTATCCATAACAATCTTCGATTACAAAATAACATGGATTTAATGGAACAATTCAAATATATTTCAGAATTAATTTCTGTAATGTTAATTAAAATTGCAAATCATTTTAATCATATTTATGTATATGTTACACCTGGTAATCATTCAAGAATTTCTCCTAAGAAAGAAGATTCTTTAGATGGAGAAAATATGGATGTATTATTGCCATTTTATTTAAAAGCAAAATTACAAAATATAAATAATATTGATATTTGTGAAAATAATATTGATCCTGAAATTGCAATGTTTAATATTCGAGGAAATAATGTCTTTGCGTCACATGGTCATAAAGATAATCCTGCAGGTGTTGTTCAAAATTTTACAATGATGTTTGGAATTAAACCAGATATTGTGTTATTAGGACATAGACATTTAAACGGGCTAACTACTGTATATAATGCAAAGGTTATTGAATCAGGATGTTGTTCAGGAACAGACCAATATGCAATGTCTATTAGAAAAACTAATCGTCCTGAACAGACTATATCTGTTGTGGGACAGGATGGTTTAGTTTGTTTATATGATATTCAATTGGATTAATTGATATGGAGAGTACACCGCTACTCTCCTATTTTAGTATAAATATATAGAAGAAAGAGGTTTTTATAAATGACAAAAATTGAATTTGTAGATGCAGTTGCAAAAGAAACAGAATGGAAAAAGAAAGACGCGGAGGAAGCTATTAATGCTGTGGTTAAAGTAGTTACAAATGCTTTGGTAGCAGGTGAGAAACTTTCTATTGTTGGATTTGGAACATTTGAAGTTGTTGAAAGAGCTGAGAGACAGGCTAGAAATCCTAAAGACGGAAATGCCATTTTAGTTCCTGCATGTAAAGTTCCCAAATTCAGGTCTAGCAAAAATTTAAAAGAATTAGTAAACAATAAATAAAATATTAGAAGGTTTATGTATGTTTGTTTGTAAAAGTAAACGATTAGCAAATTATTTAATTGAAAATGGTAGTCCAGTTGTAAGGATTGATACGGATCAGAAATCAAAAGGGTTTCTGGTCTTTTTATTTGTCAAAAATGAACTTTTAAATAAAAACTTACAAAAATGGAATGAGGTAAAAGACATATATCTTATTTCATGACACTGTTACGAAGGAGGATGTTACGATATGGATAACAAAATTGAGTTGATTAAAAAAGATTTTAAAGAAAAAGATTACGAATTAATATCTGCTACATATAAAAATGTAAATACAAAATTAGATTTTATATGTAACAAACATAAAGATGCGGGTGTTCAGCAAGTTTCTTACGCATCATTTAAACGAAATAAACATAATTGCAAATTATGTGAGAGAGAATATAAATTATTAAATTGGCATAATTGGCATAAAACTGGATTAACTCAAGAAGAATTTCGTCAAAAACATTTTGAGAAATATAAACGAAAAATTTCTGAAACAGTTGGTGATGAATATACATTATTGGATATTTTCAAAAAATCGAATCGCTGTATATTAAAATTAAGGCATAATGATTGTAATTCAATTTATGAAGTTGAACAAAATAAATTTTTTAAACGTAATTGTAGATGCCAAAATCCAGAATGTGTAAGTAAACGAAAACGATTACAACATTTAAAATCAACAGACAAATTAAATCAAGAAATATTTGATCTTGTTGGTGACGAATATAAAATTATAAGCGATTATAAAGGTACAAATGAAAATGTATTATTTTATCATAATGTTTGTGGGAAAACATTCTTAAAAACGCCACATAATTTTATAGCTGGTCAAAGATGTCCACATTGCGTAACTCCAACAAAAGGAGAACAAAGAATTATTCATTATTTAGAAATGAATAACATAAGTTATATATTTCAATATTCATTTGATGATCTAAAAGGTATTAATGATGGTTTGTTATCCTATGATATATATTTAGATAAAATGAATATTCTCATTGAATATCAAGGAGAATTTCATGATGGTAGTGCTTATAAGATGTTTCCCGAAAGATTCAAAAAACAACAAGAACATGATCGACGTAAACGAGAATATGCAAAATCTCATAATATTGAATTATTAGAAATTTGGTATTGGGATTTTGATAATATAGAGGAAATATTAGATAAAAGATTCTATTTACAACAAACAGCATAAAATAAGAGGGCTGATTATATGAATAAAATTCCAACTATTTGTTTTGAAGATATTTATGAATTCTGTGAATCTATGGATTCTGAATTTAATAGACGATATTATGCATCTAAACAAGATGAATCTGTAGATATTTCAATCTTTGCAAAATATGACAATGCAAGAAAAATCATTAATCTTCTTACTGACTATGATTATGAGCTTGCTAATATAAATTTTCATGATCCTGAGACTGACGGATATGAAGATGAATTTTTAATTACGTTATGCGCAAGAATCAGTAATCATGATACGCCTGAAATCTGGGTTGAGCCTGCTAAACGAAAAGACGGTTACCTTCTGAATGAAGCAGATGCAACTTATATTCTTGACGAATGTAGTAGAGCACTTTTACCACAAGTAGAAACTGCTAAAACTTACTTTGTTGAGTTAAAAGAAAATGTTGACGATGAATATGATGATTTTGCAGATGACTTAGAATTAGGTAATTGTTACGATTGCTGTTGCCATCATGATTGTGTAGATTGTGATATGGATGACGAAGAATATGTAAATGTGACTCTTCCTAAAGAAGATATTGAAACTTTACATATGCTTTGTCGTATTTTCAAAGTGTAATCTATCTTTATCAGGGACATAGATCTCCTTTTAGAGTGCGTGGGTGTCATAGCTTACGCACTCTTTTTATATCCATTGGATTGTTTTGTTCAATGGAGAATTAATTATTGGGTGGGATGGATAATCCCTCAAAGAGCAAACATAGGATGGTTGGTATTCTCCTATCTCCGAACCTCTGTAAATATTAACTGGTTGGTCAGTTAGACTGCAAATTATGCTTAAACGGAATGCCAGTTCCGCTACTGCGGAACTGCTATTCCATTTTTAACGGTACGAAGTACC